CCTTATTAGTATTGTTATCAACGAATACTTCTAGTTGCGCGCCGCTAGTCCATGTGTTTGGCTCATCACAGATGAAATTGTGACTACTATTGGCCTTAGTCCATATTCCACTAGCAATAAAAATCTCTGCTAGTGCAGTACCGCTAAGACTAACGTGTACGAAGTCATCATCATCAAGCCCACCATAGACAGTCACTCCTTTAAGCCATCTAGTTCCATCACTAATCATTGTGCCACTAAAATTAGTTGCTGCAGCTATCCCACTACTATCAATATGAATTCCTTCATACTTAGTAGAGGTTACTTCAGGATAACTCTTAGTAGCTATGTAATTGCCTGACTGAGTGACGCTAACATAATCAGCTACCGTCACGTCAACATCAATACTGGCGTTAGTAATGTGCATACTACCAGCTCCGACTTGTGTTGTTTTAAAAACACTGCCGTTAGTAGCGACGTTGTTAACTATCTCTGTTAATCTTCCCATTCCGTTTTATCACCTCTCAGCATATCTTCTTTTGCCTCCGTAGTTAGAGGTATTTTTTAAATAAAAAAATAAAATAATAAATGTTTTAATTTAAACCCTTTAGCCCATCGCGTTCCAAGTAAAATTCTGACTAGCACTAGTTGTCTCAACATAAAAGCTTCCTGTACCAACGCTGCCTAATGGAACAACCATTGCTTCATTAGTTTCAGCACTCGTTGCAGTAACAATCGGCGTACCATCAAAAGCTGTTGGGAATACATACCAGACACTACTGCCTGCTCCTGTAGCCCCACTTCCAGCAATCATTTGTTTACCCCACTCAGTTGTTGGACTACCAACACCAATCACGTTTATACCTTTTAATCCGTCTTTCATGTTAGTTTGCCTCGCTTAAGTGGTTGTTATCTTACAAGTAGCGTTAGCTCTTAATTGTCTTACTTTTATTCTTTGAGTGGCTGTTGAGCCAGTCATGTCCCCTGTAGTGTCATCGAAGTTACTAACCGTTAGTGGTCTCTTTTCAACAATCATGAACGAATGATTCCTGTCAATTATGTAAGCATATTTTGTGTTCATAATATTAGCGCTTACGACATGAACGTCCATGTTGAAGATTCTTCCAATAAGACTCTTGCTAGGATCACTGATCCCTGCCTTGTCTGCTTCAACGAATGTGTCAATATTTCTTAAATCATTAGCTACTTCTGGTCCAATGTACATATCAGTTGCCTCATAGTCATTGTCCTCTAAGTATTGTATTCCCCTTGTGATGTTAGCAATTAATATTGCTGCACCGCCAGTAACAGTATTACCAGCGTTATCCCAAGCGTCACTAATGATTAAGCTATCTTCATTCTCAGCAAGTCTCTTGGCTGCCGTTCTAACGTTTCGTGGAAGTAAATCAAACTTACCGTCTTCTTGCATTTCATTAGTTATTTTAAGTGAAACGCCGTACTTTGTCGGTTTCATGTTGAAAGTTTCATAACTTTCCTCATCAAGTGTTATTTTACTTCCTTAAGCAATCTGATAGACATCCATACTGTTAGGAGTCATTAAGTCAACGTCGTAACTTGCGCCTTTGATACCATTGGGTCCTACAACTATTGCGGCTGCACTTCTGCCTATTCTTTTCTTTTCTGCTTCCTCAATTAATTGGGCGTGAATAGTTCTAGGGATTAATAATTGTCCTTCTATTCCGTCACCGGTTTTTAATAGTTCTTGTACTTTTTTCATAATTCAATCCTCTCCTAAACGTCAAGCCTTACTACAACGCTTGCAGCTAACTCGCTTGCAGCGCTTAAGGCCCTCCCAATTATTGTATGACCACTGCCAACAGGTGCGTCAATGACGCCTGCTCCAGCGATATCTGTGCTAACTTTGTAGCCCATCGTTACTCCATTACTTACTTCATCACTTCCAGCTGGTAAGACCATAACGCCTTTAGTAACTACTGCGACAGCACCGCTAGCCGCGGTATTCTGTAGAGCAATTCCTGCAACGTTGGCTTTGTCCGCCATTGTTGCTGCTGTGACGACTCTTAAGTCGCCCCAAGCCATTACTCCAGAAGTTACTAAGTCATCTGCTCCTGTAGCTGATAGTAATTGTCCTCCGCTGACAGCTTCGTCAGCGATTGCTGTGTAACTATCGAAGTCAGGTTCTTTTAATAAAAGTTTATCTTGTGTGTAACTCATCTAAATCACTTCTTCCAGAGATTAGCACCATATCTTGATTTCTCTAAGACATATTCATCCTTCTTCCCAGTACTTATTTTTTCCTGGGGAGCTTCGGATTTCTTTTCAGGTGCTTCCTCTCCATCCTCCTTATCTTTTTCAGGTTCTCCTTCCTCTCCATCTTCATCTGCATCGTCACCATCTTCATCTTCTTCTTTGACGCGAGTAAGGCTTTCTTTAATAGCTATTAAGGCTTCTTCAGACAATTCACCAACTTTTGCTTCCTTGTCCAATTCCTTTATTTCACTGATTAATTTCTGCCTTTTCTCTTCTTCGATTTTATTAAGAGATTCTTGAGCTTTCTTAAGAGCTTCATCTTTTGCTTTTAATTCTTCTTTTACTTTTTCCATTTTCTCTTCGAGCTTCTTCATTTTTTCTTCCATCCTTATATCCTCCATTATTTTTTCTACAATAATGTTATTTTCCTTACCACCTCCATCGAATGCTTCAGTAATGGCTTGCATTATTGTCGCATTAGGGTCTCCTGGAACAGCCACTAGGCTTAGTTCTAGGAATTCCATTCCTTTAGCAATGAAGTGTGTTTCAGCTTCTCCTTCTCCTTCTACTTTGATTAGGTCCTTGACTTTAGCTCCAACACTAACGTTAGTTATCCTACCGTCTTGGATCATTTCCTTCGATTTAGAGTCCTTTATTATTCCTCCGAATTGAATTCCTTTATTTTGATAGATTGATTCACTGACTCTCCCAATGATGCTATCAACTTCGTGTTTATGATCCTTTAGTATTGGCTTACCGACTAGAGATGGTGCTGCTTTCTCAAGCTCTTCACCAATGTACTTGATATTGTTCCTAGTTATTGTTTCATTGATTGCTGTGCCTCTGATAACGAAGTCTTTTCGCCTTAAGTTGGCTATTCCTTCTGCTATTATTGGCACTGAATAATTAAGTACAACATCTTTCAATGATTCTCTTCCGGGTGCTTTGCCTCCATGCGTTTTCTTCCATGCCGCTACTGCGATAGCGTATATTTCACTATCAGTATATGGCTTTTTAGTTCTAGGATTTTTTTTTCCCTTTAGACTCTTCGCAATTTTTTGTCTGAGTCTGTCAAATTCAGGTGGCATTAGTTATTAATAGCACATTATAGCTTTAAATATTTAATCACCGAACAGTAGTAATAATAGCATAATTTATTAATATTATTTAAGTTTGATATATTGGTAATGTTGGCGGCTTTTGTATAGGGCTTTTGGCTTTCCACGTTCATCTCGCTGTACTCCTTTGGCCCCATCAATGGCTGCGTCAGTACCCCATTGAGTATTAGCTAATCCTTTAAGCATCATTGGGGGTTCATCTATTCTAATGCGGCTTTCTTCATCTAATGCTTTCTTTCCGCTATTACATTCATGGATGACGTCGTCACTAAGGTTATCGTAATATACTGGTTCCCTGCAATGTGGACACTTCTTCCATCCCATAATTATTTTTTCTCCTTGTAATTCTTTAATCGTTGTTCTCGTTCATATATTTCTGCTTTCTTCTCTTCTTCAATCGCTTCTGCCAGGCACTCACCACAAACAAATGTTTTCTCCCCATTAAGTATTGCTCTGATAAGAACCGGTCTCTCTTTACAAACTGGGCATAATGGTAATGGCCCTTCAGCGTTTATAACCGTGACAATAATTATCCACCCTCTTGTTTTTCAATTAATTTTTCCCAATTATTCATTATATTATGAAATCGCTCCATGAATTCTTTCTGCTTCTCTGGAGTTGGTTGTTCTGGCTCCTCTTCTCCTGGTTTCGCCTGAGGAGGAAGAATTTCTACATCTACAGCTTCAATACCCAATAAATTGAGCATTCGCTGTTCAATGGCTAATTTAGCGCCAGGAGATAGAGGAGTTTTAATTAAATCCATTAGCATTCCTATTTCTCCTTCTGTCTCGCTTTCCATTCCCCATTCAAATTCAATTTCTTCGTCTTCGCCGAATCCATGCAGGGTCAGTAATCGTTTGAATATTAGTGATTCTATCATGTGTTCTACGTTCTCTTGGATTGATTTAATTCTTAGTTGGAATGCTTCCATTTGGGTTCTGGCCAGTCCTTCTGGAATATTTCCTTCACCCATTAGTACTAGTGGCACTTCTAATCCAAATAGCATTTGTTGTGTGTAGTGTTTGGCGTAAGGAGCAAGGTTTAATAGTTTGCCTTCAAAGCCAACAACGTTAATATCAGTGACGTGATTAGTAACCCATTCTGTTCTGGCAGTAATATTCTGTAAGTTATTTCCAAAATCTTCTATGTCGCTTGGTTTGGCTGGGTATTCATCACTTCCGATTTTGATATGGACTGGTGAATTAGACTTTCTATCTAATAGTATTGCTGCATTACTCTGCATGTTTAGCAAGTTCTCTGTTATTTTGTAGATGCTGTGGATTATGCTATAACCGTATGGTGAGTCACCAACCAAGTTAAATGGGAAGTGAGCCACCT